GCGCCCAAGAGCAGGCATCGCGCCTGTTATCAAATGCAATGATTCGGGACGCTATAGAAGCCGTGGTTATAAAGGCGGAGCAAAAAGCCGAACTTACGGTAGAAAGAACCCTGCGCGAAGTTGCCCGGCTGGCCTTCTTTGACCCGCGCAAACTCCTGAATGCAGACGGATCACCCAAGCCCATCACGGAACTGGACGACGACACGGCTGCCTGCCTGGCCGGCTTGGACATCATGGAGCAGTACGAAGGCACGGGCGCGGACCGCGTGTTTGTGGGCTACATCAAGAAGTACAAGATCGCAGACAAGAACGCGGCGCTGGACAAGGCCATGAAGCACCTTGGCCAGTACCAGCGCGATAACGAGCAGGTCATGAACCCGCTGGCCTCGATCCTGCAGCGCATCGCCGGGTCATCGCTGCCGGTGAAGAAGGACACACCAGAGTGAGTGACCTGGATGTCGATCCCGTTGCACTGGCCGAGTTCGAGCGGAACATGGCCGACCCGATGTGGCGGCTGTCCAACCTCTACAAGATCCTGATCAAAGGCGACGAGGGGCAGGACGATCTGGTTATCCAGTTCAAGCCCAACCGGGCCCAGCGCCGATTTATCGAGCGCCTTTGGCACCGAAACATCATCCTGAAGGCCCGGCAGTTGGGCTTCACCACCCTGATCTGTCTTGTGTGGCTGGATCACGCCCTGTTCAATCCCAATGTCCGGTGCGGCATCATCGCCCAGGACAAGGAGGCTGCAGGCGTCATCTTCCGCGACAAGGTGAAATTCGCCTACGAGAACCTGCCGCCAGAGATCAAGCAGCTTTGCCCACTGGCCGCCGACAACGCCAGCGAACTGCTTTTCGCCCACAACAACAGCAGCATCCGCGTGGCCACCAGTATGCGGTCGGGCACTATCCACCGACTGCACATCTCGGAATTCGGGAAAATCTGCGCCAAGTACCCGCAGAAGGCCGCCGAGGTGATGACCGGCTCCATTCCGGCAGTGCCGAAATCCGGCATCATCATCATCGAGAGCACGGCAGAGGGCCAAGAGGGCGAGTTCTACGACCTGACGCAGCGCGCGATGGCGCTGGACCACCAGAAGCGCGAGCTCACCTTCCGGGACTACCGCTTCCATTTTTTCCCATGGTGGCGGGCACCTGAGTACACCATGGACCCGGCCGGCGTCATCATGACCCGCAAGGACGAGGAATACTTCACCAAGGTGGAGTCACTGGTAGGCCAGACCATCACGCCCGAACAGCGCGCATGGTACGTGGCCACCAGAGAGGCGGACTTCAGCACCAACCCCGAGCGGATGTGGCAGGAGTACCCAAGCACGCCTGAAGAGTCATTCCAGAGATCGACCGAGGGTTGCTACTACGTCAACGAGATGGCCACCGCCCGCAAGCAGGGCCGGATAACCGTAGTTCCATGGGAGAAGGCCATTCCCGTGAATACCTGGTGGGACATCGGCCTGAACGACGAGATGGCCATCTGGTTCCATCAGCGCATTGGCACACAGGACCGGTTCATTCGGTACTACGAGAACACCGGCGAGAGCTTCGACCACTACGTGGCGGAGTTGCAGAAGCACGGCTACGTGTGGGGACGCCACTACCTGCCCCACGACGGCGACACGAAGCGCCTGGGCATGGAGAAGAACTGGACGCCCAAGGAGATGCTGGAGAAGCTGGGCCTGCGCAACATCGAGATAGTGCCCCGAATCGACCGGGTGCAGACAGGCATCCAGATGACCCGCAACGCATTCAGCAGCGCATGGTTTGATGAAACTGAGTGCGCCCAGGGCATCAAGCACCTCGACATGTACCGCAAGGAATGGGATGCGCAGCGCGCAGTATGGAAGGACGAGCCCCGGCACGACAAGGCCAGCAACGGGGCCGATGCCTTCCGAGGGTTTGGCCAGATGCGAGGCGAGATCATCAGCACGGGCAGCACTTCGCAGGTGAAGCGCAGCAAAACCAGAAGCTGGCGAACGGCATAGCCATTTGCCGACACTGGTACTAGAATCGAACCGCCCAAGCGGCCGGGCATGTGGCCGCGTACCAAGGACAACAATGACAGACGACCAAACCGAGCGGGAAATTCAAGCCAAGGGGTTGACCGCGCCACGCATCACGCCGGCCGACATCGAGGCGAACATTGCCAGCGAGCACTACTTCACGGCAGAAGACGGCATTGCTGGCAGTATGTTTATTGAAACAGAGTTGGCGGAAGAGGTGGATGAAGTCAGGGAAAACATGCATGGATCGTTGCGCCTCCTGACATTCTGCGTGCTGGTACTGCGCAACGGCTTCACCGTGACCGGAGAGAGCGCCTGCGCCAGCCCGGAGAACTTCGACGCCGAGATTGGCCGAAAGATCGCCCGCCAGAATGCCGTGGCCAAAATCTGGCCGCTCATGGGCTATGAACTGCGCAGCAAGCTGGCTGTGATCGAGAATCTGAAGGGTGGCGCAGCATGAGCATCACCATCGCGCGGGCAGTATCCCGCTTCCTGAGCTTCCGGCTTCCCCTCAACTTCTACCCTGACTGCTACATCTCGTTTGACCGCGAGAAGGCCGAGAAGGGAACATGGCCAACTGGCACCAACTTGCTTGATGCCGGACAGGCGGAGGCCATGATCAAGCACTTGCTGGCCGTCACGCCTGGCGAATTGACCGACTTTGGCGGGGCCATCCATGCCCTGAAGAGCGGCAAGCGCGTGGCCCGCAAAAGCTGGAATGGCAAGGACATGTGGCTGTCACTGTCTGGCGTGGCCAACATCGCCAAAGATGTGCCAGCCGAGGCATTTTGGTCTACACACAATTCCACCTATGCAGCCGAGCAGCCCGAGCGCATGGCAAAGGTGCTGCCGTGCATCACCATGAAGACGGCTACCGGCGAGATCCTGATGGGCTGGCTGGCAAGTCAGACCGACATGCTGGCCGAGGATTGGGTGGTGCTGGAGTGACGGCCGAAGCAGACGAGCAAACCGCCATCTACTACTGCGTGGTGTGCGGCCCTTGTCTGCAATTGCTGTGCATCGATGGGGATGTGACGGTACACAAACAGGTGCCGCACCCCCTCACTATGACCTTTGACGAAGAAGAAAGCCCACAATGAGCCATGCAATCGACTTAACCAGACACCACTTCATGCGCGAATTGGGCGACCTATGCCTGTTTGGCACATGGGTTTTTAATGATGACCAAGAAGACACCGAGCCCGCGCTGGTGCTCGTGCCACGCTACCGGCCGCCCAGCAGCGTGAAGCCTTGCGTGATCGCTTTATCGTCGGCTTTTCGCTACAATGACCCGAAATACTGCGTGAGAGCCGCCAAATACATTGCCGAGGCGCTGGGTTTTGAAGACAGCATGCAGAGGACGCACAAGATTGCGGACATCATCCATTCGCATCTTCCCGACCTTGTAAGCATGCCGGTAGACCCCACGGAGACGGTGGTGGTGGGCGACGCCACGGTTGATGATGGAAGCGGCCGGAAACGCTCGATAGAACTATTAGATTACGAGCCGGTGAAGCAGATTTGAAGGAACGCCAGTGTTCGATCTCAACGATGACATGCTGACGCGGGTCAGCACGAATAGCACTCCGATTGACCGACTGCCGGAGGCTCCACCGTCGTCTGTTGAGACAAGGCGAGTGGAAAACCCGCTCGACAGCAATACCGGGCAGGAACTGCACAAGCGCCTGCTTTCGTATTACCGGCAGGAACTCGACCGCCAGAGCGAAAACCGCTTCCAGATGGCCATCGACGAGGACTACAAGGACAACATCCAGTGGTCCGAAGAGGAAGCCCAGACGCTGAAGGACCGCGGGCAAGCCCCGATTGTCTACAACGTGACCGCCACCAGCCTGAACTGGATCATCGGCAGCGAAAAACGCGGCCGGACTGACTTCAAGATCCTGCCCAGGGGCAAGGAAGACAGCAAGCCGGCCGAGCGCAAGACGAAGCTACTCAAGTACCTGAGCGACGTGAACAAGTTGCCATTCAGCCGGTCCCGCGCCTTTGAGGATGCCATCACGGTCGGCATTGGCTGGATGGAAGACGGCGCGCAGGACGAGGACGACGGCGAGCCAATCTACAGCCGGTATGAATCCTGGCGCAACATCCTGCACGACAGCGCCAGCACCGAACTCGACATGAGCGACGCCCGGTACATCTTCCGCTCCAAGTGGGTGGACGTGGACGTGGCCAAGGCGCTTTTCCCGAGGCGTAGCGCGCAGATCGACAGCGCCATCATCGATGCCAGCTTGTACGGCAGTTTTGACATGGTGGACGGTGACGTGCCCATGGACTACCAAGAATTCGACCGGACAAGCTACGGCGTGGCCCGGACACTGGTAAGCCACAAGCGCCAACGGGTGCGCCTGATCGAATGCGAGTACAGGGTGCCCGAGAAGGTTGAGCGCCTGCGTGGCGGCGTCTTCAAGGGCGAGATTTACGACCCAAACAACCCTCGACACCGGGAAGCCATCGATTCCGGCGCCTCGAGCGTGGCCAGCAAGGTGATGATGCGCGTGCGCCTGGCGCACATGACGACCAAAGACCTGTTATGGGAGGGCCCGAGCCCCTACGCACACAACAGATTCCGGTTCACGCCCATCTGGTGCTACCGCCGAGGCCGGGACAACCTGCCCTACGGCATTGTGCGCGGCGTGCGCGACATTCAGGACGACATCAACAAGCGCGCATCCAAGGCCCAGCACATCCTGAGCAGCAACAAGGTGATCATGGATGAGGGCGCGCTGCCCGATGGCACTACCATGGATGACTTTGCCGAAGAGGTTGCCCGCCCGGACGCCATCATCGTCAAGCGCGCCGGCAAGACGATGGAGCTCAACGTAGACCGTGAGCTTGCCATGCCCCACCTGGAACTGATGTCGCGCGGCATCAACATGATTCAGCAGGTGGGCGGGGTGACGGACGAGAACCTGGGCCGCCAGACCAATGCGTCTTCAGGCATCGCCATCCAGCGCCGGCAGGAACAGGGCAGTCTGGCCACCAACAAGCCATTCGACAACCTGCGACTGGCCGTGCAGATGCAGGGCGAGATCCAACTGAGCCTGATCGAGCAGTTTTTCACTGACCAGAAGACCTTCCGCATCACCAATGAGCGCGGGACGCCTGAATTCATCGACCTGAACGACGGCCTGCCAGAGAACGACATCACCCGGACCAAAGCCGACTTCATTGTCAGCGAAGCCGAGTGGCGCGCAACCATGCGCGAGGCTGCAGCCGCTCAGTTGTCGGAAATGATCACGAAGATGCCGCCTCAGATCGGCATGATGTTGCTGGACTTGGCCGTGGAGAACATGGACCTGCCGAACCGCGAGGAAATCGCCAAGCGGATTCGCAGTGTCAACAACATGAAAGACCCGGACCAGCAGGAGCCAACGCCCGAGGACATCCAGCGCCAGCAGCAGGCTGAAAAGCAGGCGGCAGCGCAGGAGGCCATGTTCATGGCTGAACTGGAAGGCAAGCAGGCCGATGCACAGAAGAAGCGCGCCGACGCCCAAAAGGCCGAGGTGCAGGCCGACCGCGAGCAGCGCCTGGCCGTGGGCGACAGCGTAGCGGCCACAGTGAACGCCATGACGGCTGCGCAGGCAGTCATCACCATGCCGACCATCGCCCGGGTAGCGGACGGCATTCTGCAGGAGGCAGGCTGGAAGAACTATGCCGGCCAGACCCCGAGCGGCATCCCCATCGGCTTGCCACCACTGCCCGGCACACAGCCCATCCAGCGCATGCCCATGCCTGCCCAACCAGCGCAGCCCATGCCAGAGATTGCACCGCCCGGGCCCGTGCAGGAGCAGCCACAGCCACAACCCCAGCCCATGCCCGAGCCTCAACAGGCCATGCCGGCACCGGTTGCGCGACCGCCCATCAGCATGCCACCACTGGCCAGCCTGGGCACCGGCAACCCGCCGATTGGCATGGGCGGACCCAACGCCGAGAGCAATGCAGCCGTGGAAGCCGTGAAGCAGATAGGCGACGGCACCATGGCCGCGCTTACAGCCGTGACGGATGCCATTGCCACCATGGCGCAGGAAATCGCACAACTCAAACAGCCCAAGGCCAGCAAGGTGGTCATCTCGAAACAGGCTGATGGAACATTTGTCGGAACGAAAGTAGAGGAATGAAATGCAATACTCAGTCGCAGTGAACAACGCCCGGCTCGATCAAGTTGAGGCCACCACGGGCACCGCGCCATCCCTGAAGATTTACAGCGGATCGGCCCCAGCAAACTGTGCGGCTGCCGACACTGGTACGCTTTTGGCAACACTGGTGCTGCCAACGGACTGGATGAACGCAGCGGCCAGCGCCCAGAAGACGCTTTTGGGATCGTGGACCGGCACCGCATCGGCCGGAGCAGCGGCAACGCCTACTCACTTCCGCATCTTCCAGGGTGCGACCTGTCACATTCAGGGCACATGCGGCATCGGCACTGGTGAGCTGCAGGTGAACGGCACCATCACCAGCGGCCAGACCGTGACCGTGACGGCCTTCCAGATCAACAGCGCGAACACCTGATATGGCCCAGAGAAAGTATGACCGCGTGCTGGAGACCAGCACAACCACAGGCACGGGTACGTACACCTTGGCGGGGGCAGTGACTGGCTACTTGTCAGCCAGCGGAGCGGGTATGGCCAACGGGGACACTGAAGTTTTCTACGCTGAAGACGTAGACATCAACGGTGTGCCTTCTGGTGGATTCGAGGTTTTTCTCGGAACTTGGGGCACGGGCGGCACACTTGCCCGCACCCAGATTTATGCAAGTTCCAACGCTGGCGCGGCAGTCTCATGGGCTGCAGGCACCAGACGCATCGGACTGGCATGGTCCGCAATTGATGGCAATTCATCGCTGTCAATGGGTCGCATGGCTCTGTTTGGCGATGGCTCTGATGGCACAGTTACGGTCAGTAGCGGCACCACTCAGCTAGTGCGCGACATGTTTTATGACAACCTGACGATCAGCGGTACAGGCGCTATTAAAACAAACGGCTTTCGCGTTTTTGTTCGCAACACGCTGGATATATCTGCAGCCCCGGCTGGCGCTATCAATTTTGACGGAAATAATGGCGCCCTGACAGCATCGGGCACTGCTATTGGAGGCACAACAACCGGAGGGTCTGCCGCAGGAGGCGCTGGTGGCAATTCGACTGCCACTACCGGCGCGGCGGGAACACAAGCCGCAGCTTTAGCTTTAGGGCTAGGCCCCGGAGGTGGGGCTGGTGGCGTTGGAGGAACTGGAGGTGGCGGTGCCGGTGGCGCAGGTGGTGCCGCAGGCGTGGTGACGACAACAGCGGTTTTTCCTCGAAACCTTTCAGAATACATTTCTCGTTTTGCAACTTTAATACTTGGCGGTGTTGCCGGCTCTGGCGGTGGTGGCGGTGGCGGGACAGGATCGACAAACGGAGGGAATGGAGGCGGCCCAGGCGCGGGCGGCGGTGTGATTGACCTTCGCGCCCGCGTTATCAATCGAAGCGGAACAACAGCGGCCGGAGCAATTCGTGCAAACGGTGGGGCAGGGGCTAACGGGGTTGCCGCAGGAGCCGTCAGCAATGGAGGCGGAGGTGGCGGAGGTTTTGGAGGCAACGGGGGGCTAGTCCGTGTTATTTTTGAGCAATTGACAGGCAGCGTGGCGACAGGTGCAGTGGCTGCAGATGGCGGGAAAACAGGCGACGGCGGCAACGGTTTTGGAACTGGCGGCGGAGGCAATGTTGCAGCACGTCCGGGAGCTTCAGTTGGCAGTGTCTACCTGTTCAACATCAGCGCCCAGACCGTTACAGCAGCGACCACGGCAACCACAGCGGCAGGCGCTGGCACGGCCGCATCGGGGGTAACTGGCGGACTTGGTGGAGCGGGCGCTCAACTGAGGGTCAACCTGTGAGCAATACTGCCGAAGGCTAATCTATGTCCCTTGGTTCATTCCCGCTTGGCAGTCGGCCGCTTGGTTCAGGTCAGTTTTCTAAAAGCGGCAATGGTGTATCAGGCACGCTCAACGTCACCGAGGCCGCAGACACGGCATCGGCTACTGGCGGCATACAAGTATCGGCATCACTCCTTGTTACCGAAGGCGCAGACACGCTGGCGGCCACCGGGCAGGTACTTGTTTCAGCATCGGCCGGCATCACCGAGGCGGCGGACACGCTGGCCAGCACTGGATCGGTCGGTGTTGATGCTGCGCTGAATGTCACGGAAGCCGCCGACACACTGGCGGCAAGCGGGACCATAACCGGGACGGTATTGGCATCGCTGAACGTCACGGAAGACCCAGATACCCTATCAGCTACCGGCACAATCACCGACACGGTGGTGGCAACACTGAATGTCACCGAGGCCGCCGACACACTGGCCGGCAGCGCGGCAGTGCCAGTCACAGGGTCGGCCGGTATCACAGAAAGCCCAGACACCGGCGCGGGCACGGGTGCAGTCGGCATCACCGGCGCACTGGCCACGACTGAAGCCGCCGACACGGCAGCCGGCACGGGCACGGTGCTGGTATCTGCCCAGGCGACCATCACGGAAGCGCCGGACACGCTCACGGGCAATGTAATCCTGCCGCTTCCAGAGGTTACAGCGACATTGCTGGTGACCGAGGCCGCGGACATTGGGTTTGGTACGGCCATCGACCCGTTCGCGCAGCCGCCGATGATCTACGGGCGGCGCAACCAGGAGAGCATCGACCTCCTGCAGAAGATCCTCGACAAGTACGACGCCATCGACAAGGCGCGGAAAGCCGACCGGGCCGCCGAAGCACTGAAACCACGACAGCCGGAGAGATCCAAGGTCACCGAGGCGCTGCGCAAGCAGGTGCAGGCCAAACTTCAGAGGGAACTGGAGCGCAGGCGGGCCAAGTCCGAGGCGGAAGAGCGCGCCCGGCGCGAACGTGAGGCCAAAGCACAGGCCGAGGCGCTGGAAAAGGCCCGCAAAGCCGCCGAACTGGCCGCCAAGCTGGAGGCCGAAGCCCGTGCAAAGGCTGAAGCCGAGGCAAAGGCTATTGCCGACGCAGCCATCGCAGCAGCAGCCAAGGCGGCAGCCGAGCAGCGGGCCCGGGAGACGATTGCCAAGCTGGGCCAAGACCTGACCGCCCGGCAGGAGGCCATCAAGCAGGAAGAGCAGCGCAAAGCACAGCGCGAGCGAGCCGAGAAAGCGCGACTGCAGGCTGAGGCCCTTCTGGCGGCAAAGGCCAAAGCCAAGGCTGACGCAGAGGCCAGACTGAAGGAATTCCCACCGATTGAGCCCCCAATAGGTAAAATCGCGCAGGAAAGGCGTGATGCCATAGCTGATGACGATGCAATCATGCGTCTCATGGCTATGATGTTGCTGGAAGACTGAGATTAACCACAGGAGCTAACAATGAGCACAGAAATTGACGATGGTTTGACTGACGAGGAACGCGCGGCCCTTCTTGAAGATGATGGCGCGGGGACCGACAACAACGCCGATAACGGCGAAGGGGCAGACAATGGGGAAACGGGAAAAGGCAGCGAAGATCCGGGAGCGGATAGCGGCGCAGCCGACGCCGGAGCCACAGCAGCCGCCGACGCTGCCGCAGCAGCAGATGCTGGAGCCACAGCCGAAGCGACTACCAGTGAAGCGCAGCCACAATCGGCACCCATTCTTGTTGCGCAGGTTCCAGAAAATGTAGACGCCCAGCTTTCCGAGATCGCCAGCAAGAAATCCAGTCTTCTGGACCAGTTTGACAACGGCGACATCACGGCCCGGGAGTACCAAACCCAGATCGATGCACTGGCCAAGCAGGAGCGCAGCATCGAGCGCCAGCAGGACCGCGCCGAACTGGCCTCCCAAATGGAGCAGCAGCGCCTGCAGAACGAGTGGACGCGGACGTGCAACGACTTCGTGGAGTCCAATCCGATCTACAAGGACAACCCCAGGCTTTACAAAGCCCTGGACGCCGAGGTGCGCGAGCTTGCCCAGAAGCCGGAAACGGCAACGTGGAGCGGCCAGAAGTTCCTGACGGAAGCCCACAAGAACCTGCGCACGGCATTTGGGCTGCAAGAAGCACAGGGGACCGAGAAACCAGCCGACAAGACCCAGACCAAGCAACGGCGCGAACTGCCGCCCAACTTGGCAAAGGTGCCATCGGCCGAGATCGAGGACACCAACGGTGGGCAGTTTGCCGTGCTGGACCGCATGGCCAACACTGACCCGATTGCCTACGAAGAGGCCCTCGCCAAGATGTCGCCGGCCGCGCGCGACGCCTATCTGGCATCGTAAGGAACTGCACTGTGCTGAAAATGGAAGTCCGGGTTGGTGAAAGCATTCGCATCGGTGATGCAACCATCACGCTTGACGACAAGAGCGGGAAGATTGCCCGGCTTTCCATTGAGGCCCCGAAGACGGTGCCAATTCAGCGAGTGCAGACCAGCAGCATGGCGCAGATCGCCCAGGGCGGCATCGGGAAACTGATGCCGTCTTGATATTTTTCATTGAGTGGTTGCAAAATCGAACCACTTGTATGAAAATGCGCGAATCTAAGTGCGCAGGAAGTGCTCTTCGATGATTTATCAACCATCATTGAAAGGTAACTTCCATGACTACGACCGTAGTAGCGTTTGGCGATGCCAAGGCGCAAAAGAAATGGTCCGCCAATCTGGCGGTGGACACCCGCAAGAAATCGTACTTCGAGAACCGATTCATCGGCACTGATGACAACAGCGTCATCCAGCGCAAGACTGAACTGGAAACCGATGCCGGCGATACTGTCAGTTTCGACCTGTGCGTGCAGATGCGCGCCAAGCCTACCTACGGCGATGCCCGTCTGGAAGGCAAAGAGGAATCGCTGAAGTTCTACACCGACCAGGTGATCATCGATCAGGTGCGGCACGCTGCATCGGCTGGCGGCAAGATGTCCCGCAAGCGCACGGCGCACGACATGCGCATGATCGCCAAGAACCGCCTGGGCGACTACTTCGCACGTCTGACCGACGAACTGTTCTTCATGTACCTGTCCGGCTCGCGCGGCATCAACGAGGACTTCATCGAAGACATCGGCTACACCGGCTTCGCCAACAACGCTTTCAGCGCCCCTGATACCGCCCACCAGTTGTACGGTGGCGTGGTGACCAGCAAGGCCACGCTGACTGCCGCCGACGTGATGACTGTCACGGTGGTGGAAAAGGCTGCGAACAAGGCCGAGATGATGCAGGCCCGCACGCCGACGACCGCGAACATGGTCCCGGTGAGCATCGGCTCCGATGACTGCTACGTGTTGCTGATGTCTCCCTTCCAGGAGTACAGCCTGCGCACGAACACCAGCACCGGCCAGTGGATCGACATCCAGAAAGCCGCTGCAGCTTCGGAAGGCCGCAAAAACCCCATCTTCATGGGTGGCCTGGGCATGATCAACAGCGTGGTGCTGCACAAGCATCGCAACGTGATCCGCTTCAGTGACTACGGTGCCGGTGCCAACGTGCTGGCCGCTCGCGCCCTGTTCATGGGACGCCAGGCGGCAGTGGTTGCCTACGGCACGGCCGGTGGCCTGCGTTACTCTTGGGAAGAGAACACCAAGGACTACGGCAACGAGCCAACGGTGGCCTCGGGCTTCATCGGCGGCATCAAGAAAACCGTGTTCAACGGCAAGGACTTCGGTGTCCTGTCCATCGACACGGCTGCCGCTGACCCCAACCCCTAATTGAACAAGGCCGGCTGAAATATGCCGGCCGCTTCAATTCAACCCTTCCCCAATTTTTCGGAGTAAACCAAAATGGCTACTTACGCACTCAAGTGGACCGATCCCGGTCAAGGCAACGGCAACGTGGTGACGGCGGATGCCGCTGGCGAAGTCGTTCACAACGTCTACGAAGTGGACTGGTCCGTTGCACCCATCAAGGGCGTGACGCTGGCGCTGAACGACATCATCGACCTGGGCATCCTGCCGGCGAACCATACCGTCACCGATGTGATCATCGATACCGACGACATGGACAGCAACGTCACCCCCACGATGTCGATTGACATTGGTGTGTTGTCCGGCACCCCCGGCGATACGACGAGTGTCCGCACCATGGGCAATGAATTCTTCGCTTCCGACATCACGATCCGCACCGGTGGTATCTCGCGCATGACGAAGAGCGCCGGGCTTCGTGTGGCGGCCTCTGGTGCCGACCGCTCGCTGGGCCTGAAGGTGACCGCTGCAGCCGCAACGCAGGCCAGCACCACCACCGGTAAGATCCGGGTCATCTTTGAGATGAAGGCCTCTGTGTAATCCCTCTGGGGATCACGGCAAGGGGATGGCTCGCAAAGGCTATCCCCTTTTTTTAAACCAAACCACAGCAAGAGGAAATTCCAATGAAAATCGAGTGCAAAATCATCCGCGACGGTGGCTCCAAGGTCGATATTGGCGGCATCGAATACCACTTTGAACCGCTCGACGACGGTGCACACGTGGCCGAAGTCGCAAACCCGGACCATGCCGACCGATTCCTGGGTATTGCCGATGGCTACAAGTTGTACCGCGGCGAACTCAGCCCCAAGGGCGAGCCCCGCACGTTGACCATGGCCGTCGTGAACGACAGCGCAGATGTCCGCCTGTCCGAATCCGTGAACGCCCGCGTGCTGCACGGTAGCAATGTGCATCAGGCCACCTACGAAATCGGCGGCCAGACCTACCAGTTGGGCGACATCGTGAGCAAGGCATTCCAAGCCTCGGGCCTGACCGCTGAAGAGTGGAACGCCCTGGAAGCCGATGACCGAGAAGCAAAAATCGACATCGCCCTTGATGACATTGCCGACAGCGCCGAAAAGACGCCTGCCGCCGATGACCGCGCAGCACTGGCCGAGGCCTACAAGGCGAAATTTGGCTCTGCCCCCCACTACCGCCTGAGCATCGATAAGATCAAGGCAGCACTGGCCGAGGAATAAGCCATGACAATCCCGGTCCAAGACATCGTTGATCGCGTTACCGACCTTATGATTGACAAGGACCGGGATGACGCCGACGCGCGTTGGTCTACGGCTGAATTGCTGCGCTGGATCAACGATAGCCGCGCGGCCATCATGACCCGACGCCCGGAAGCTGGCGGAAAGTTTCAGGTTTCCACTCTGGTGGCCGGCAGCATGCAGGCAATCCCAGACAATGCAGTCGCATTGCTGGACGTGGTGCGGAACATGGGCATGGACGGCGCAACGCCGGGCCGGGCCATTCGCCGGACTGACCGCCAGAACATCGATGACACCGACCCGAACTGGCACACGGCTACGCCAAGCGCAGAGATCAGTCAGTTCACCTACGATGACCGCATGCCCTACAACTACTTTGTATCACCGCCTGCAGTGGCTGGGACCAAGGTGTTGGTGGGCTGCTCAATCGTTCCTGCAGCAGTTACCTCGGTGGCCGATAGCCTCGACATAGACATGCAGTACATGGAGCCTATCGTGAACTATGTCGCCTACCGCGCCAAGAGCAAAGACAGCCAGTATGCGAATGCTGGCGAGGCGGCAGCCTTCTACAGCGCCTTTACTGACGCCCTGGGCGGAAGCCAGCAGGCCAAGACGGCATCTTCTCCAAACCAACCGGGCAATAGTGTATGAGCACGCTTGATTCATTCTTGCCCGAAGTCCGGCCATGGGCCCCGGGTGTGCCCGACGCCACGGCCTACCGGGCTATCCGCAACGCAGCCATCGAATTCTGCGAGCGGACGCTGATGTGGAAGTACGAGAACACCATCGCCGTGCTGGCCACTGACAGCAGCACACGCAGCATGACCTCGCCGGCCGGCTCCGTGCCCCACGACATTGAGGTGGCGACCTTTGAAGCCATCGAACTCGACCCCATTGCAGCGCGCGACATGGACGCCAAGTTGCCCGGGTGGCGGGACACTTCAGCCTCAACGGGCACACCCAAATACCTCACGCAGATCGACCACGACACGCTGACAATCGTTCCGGCCCCGATTGGGGATGGAAGCCTGTATGTGCGCATGCGCCTGAAGCCCAGCCAGACGGCGACGACACTGCCCGACTTCCTGACCAAGTACGCGGAGTGCATCGGCTGGGGCGCGCTGGGCCGCATTCTGACGGTGCCCGGCCAGTCCTACACCAACCCGGATCTTGGAGCCTTCTACGCCACACGCTTCAGGGAAAAAATAGACAATCTATCGGGCATGGCAACCAAGGGTCAGCAGAACGCCCGGAAGCGGACCAAAGCTCGATTCTATTGATGCGAGAATATTCAAATGACCAGAAAAATCCAGTTTGCCAACAACGCAACATCAAAACTTGCGGCCAACCTTGGAAGCGGCGGGACCACGGCAACGGTGACGGCTGGCGAGGGCAGCAAGTTCCCGACACTGGCTGCCGGGCAGTATTTCAAGGCAACGCTGATCAATGCCAGTGGCACCAAAGAGGTGGTCAAGGTCACGGCACGCGCCGGCGACGCCTTCACTATCACCCGGGCAGTGGAATCCGTTGGCGGTGTGCAGACGGCCTACGCATTCTTGGCCGGCGACCGCATCGAATTGCGCATGACGGCGGCATCGGTGGCTGACGAGCTCGACCGCCTGGACGCTGCAGCCCTGACACATGCGACCAACAAGACCGGCAACTACACGGTATTGGCCTCGGACATCTCGACATTGATTCGGGTGGATTCAAGCGGCGGCGCGCGCACTGTCACCCTGCCCGACATCACGACGCTGACCGATGACTTTGACATGATTGTCGCCAAGATCACCAGCGACTCCAACCTTGTCACCATTGCCGGCTCGGGCGGAAACCTGATCAATGGTGCCTCGACCTACCTGCTTTCGCTCCAGTGGTCCTGTGCATGGCTGATTGCCGACCGCAGTACCAACACCTGGACGGCCATCAACTCTGGGAATTCAGCCTCGAACATGGTGATTGACGCCTTCACCGGCTCTGGCACCTCGGGGCCATTCACTTTGAGCGGCGACCCCGTGAGCAAGAACAACACCGCCGTTTTTGTCGGTGGCGTGTACCAGCAGAAATCGACCTACACGCTGGCCGGCACCAGCCTGACGCTGGGCGGGGCTGTTTCCTCGGGCGTATCGGTGGAGGTGGCATGGTCTGCGCCACTGACCATTGGAGTGCCCAGCGATGGCTCTGTATCCACGGCGAAGCTGGCAGACGCGGGCGTGACCACGGCCAAGCTGCAAGATGGTGCTGTGACCGAGCCCAAGCTGGGCGACACGGTGCGCGCGGCTATCCAGAAGCAAACCTACACGGCTTTTACAACGGCAGGAACTGCGCCATCCTACACGGTGACCGCATCGCCAGCAGTTAGCGTGACGGCTGGCACCAGGCTTCGTCTTTCGATACATGCCTCGACGACTGCCGGGGTAAGTACGCTGATAGCCAATGGCGGCGCAATTGCAGCCTTCAAGCAGTATGACAGCACGGGTGCAAAAATTGATCCAGTTCTTGCAGCCGGACAGTTGACCGACGTGGAGTACGACGGCACGCATTGGGTGGTGCTGGACCCATTGCCAAACCCCAATGTTTTGCGGTCATTCATCTCAGGTTTTGGGATGACGTGGGGCGCTACGTTAATAACCATAGCAGCAGGTCAATGCGCTGACAGCACAAATGCAACGTACATCAATCTGACATCTTCACTGCAAAAGTCGCGACTTCCATGGGCCGTTGGGAATACAAGCGGTGGCCTAGACACTGGCACATACAGCACCAACACCTGGTACTACTGGTACATCATTCGCCGGCCTGACACCGGGGTTGTAGACGCGATTTTTTCGTTGTCACCATCCGCCCCAACACTACCAAGCGGGTACACCCAATACCGCTACATCGGTGCCACCTATATGAACGCATCAGTCTGGGAGCCGTTCAAGCAGTTTGGCGACTATTTCCAATGGTCAAATCCATTCCTGGACTGGAACGCAGTAGGAAGCACAACAGCGTCACTCCTGACTTGTTCAGTGCCGTCTGGTAGAAAAATGTTGGCAAAATTCAACATCAAAGTCGGAGCAACGGTAACGCCGGCAATGGTATATCTCAGCGACCCAGATATTTCTGACATTGCACCAAGTTCAACAGCGGCTCCACTAGCTGATGTATTTTCAGGTTCAGGCGCATCACTGAACGGGAATAGAACAGATTGTTGGACAAACACCATCGGCCAGATTCGGCACCGGTCTGGTGATAATTCAACATTTCAGCTTGTCACTCTTGGCTGGATGGACTTGAGAGGGAAAAACTTGTGACAAACGAAGAACGCAAACAACTCGCCCAAGACGTGGCTGAAATCATCAAGGCATCAGCCCCGGGGCTTTCCGATGACGAGCAGCGTTGGGTGAGGATGGCTATCAAGAAAGAGGCGCAGAGCATTGAACTTCGCCAAGCCATCATTGAGAAGAGCATGACGAGCCTTGTCTGGTTTTCAATCGCCAGCATCGGGTACTTGTTTGTTTCGTGGCTGAAGTCTGCCGGCCTGAAGATTTAACGAAAGAACGTATGCCATTGACCAAAATTGCAGCAGCGATGACGGAGGCCGACTTGGCCACTCAGGCGGAGCTTGATGTCGTTACAGCGGCAGCAGCAGCAGCATCGGCAGCGGCGGCCTTGAAACTATCCGGCGACGTGGTGCAGGTTGCGAACAACCAAAGCGGTGCGCTGGGAAGTAGTGTTGTCGTGATTCCATTCGATGACACCATCCCCCAGATTACTGAGGGGACTGAGTTCATCACGGCAACGATCACGCCGACCAACGCATCCAACTTGCTGGACATCACGGTTGTGCTGCACCTGGCCAACAATACGGGCGTCACCAACATGGCTGCGCTGTTTCAGGACTCGACGGCCAATGCCCTATGCTCTGGCGCTGTATCAAGCATGGGGGTTGCCAATGCTGTGACCCAAGTCGTGATGAAGCACCGGATGGTAGCGGGCACGACAAGCGCGACGACGTTCAGGGTCCGTGTTGGCCCTTCGGGTGCCGTCACCATGACCATCAATGGGTCTGCAGGCGCACGACTCATGGGCGGCGTGCTCATTTCCTCGATCACCATCACCGAGATCAAGGCCTGACGTGGCAAAACTCCGACTTGCTCAATTCTCTGGCGAAATCCCGCGCCTGCTTTCTCGCCTGTTGCCCGACACCGGATCGCAGCATTCCGAGAATGTGCGGCTGGACGACGGCGGGCTGACGCCCATCAGGAAAGCCCGGGTTGAGCACGTCTTCACCGGATTGACTGGAATCCAGACAATCTACAAATTCGGCAGCACATGGCTCTCCTGGACATCGGTGGTCAATGCGGTGCCTGGGCCCGTGGCCACTGACCGGCTGTACTACACCGGTGACGGGGCCCCCAAGATGTTGGTGGGCTCGACGGTCTACGGCTTGGCGCTGGCCGGGCCAACAGCGGCATTATCGGTATCAACGGCGGGCGTGGGCTCAGGCGACGTGACGACCAGGCTGTATGCCTTCACCTACGTGACATCGTTTGGCGAAGAGAGCCAGCCATCGCCACTGACGGCAGAGGTGGCTTGGCAATCGGGCATCACTGTCACGCTGACCGGCTTCCCGGCTGTGCCGACCGGGCGCGGGATCACCAAGCAGCGCATCTACCGCTCACAGAGCAGCAGCCAGAACGGGACCGACCTGTTCCTGATCGAAGAGCGCACGGCTTCGACATCAAACTACGTGGACACGCACACGCCGACCGACTTCCAAGATGTGATCCCGTCGAAAGACTACGACACACCACCTGCCGACCTTGCAGGGTTGATCTCATTGCCCAACGGCATGATGGCCGGATTCAGCGGCAAGCAACTATGCTTCAGCGAGCCCTACAGGCCGCACGCCTGGCCGCAGAAGTACCGCCTGACTTCGCCATTCACCATTGTCGGGCTGGGCGGCTACGGCAACACCATAGTGGCCGGGACCAGTGGCTACCCCTACGTGGTGACCGGCAGCGCGCCGGAGAACATGATCGAGGAAAAGATCGAGGTCAACCTGCCGTGCATCAATGGCCGCGGGCTGGTGGATCTCGGGTATTCCGTGGCATATCCCAGCAATGACGGGCTTGTCGTCGTGTCTGGCGGCAATGCCACAGTGGTGACTGATACGCTCTACACCCGCCCGAAGTGGCAACAGTTGTCGCCGGCAACGCTGATCGGCGGGCAATTCGCGGGGCGGTACTTTGCCAGCTTCAGCCATGTTGAAGCGGACGGATCGATCACCAAGGGCACTCGCATCATTGACCTGACCGGCCAGCAGCCGTTTGTGCTGCGCGCGACCGTGGCCCCCGACGCCTTCTACTACGACCTGCCCACCGGTTCCCTGTTCTACCTTGTGGGCGACACTGTGTACGAGTGGGACGCCCTGGGCCAGACAAATGAGGTCATGACGTGGACATCCAAGCGGGTGGTTTTCCCTGATCCGGTTTCGTTCGGTGCCGTGCTGGTGGAGGGCAGCAAGTCCATGACAGCGGAAGAGCAGGCGGCCAGCGACGCAGCGACCGCGGCGATTGTGGCATCCAACGCGGCCTTGTTCACCGCAGGCTTCAACGCAGAGATCGACGGCATGGAGTTCAACGAGTTTTCGCTGAACGGTGACGGCATGCAGGCCCTACCGGAAGCCAAGTATGCATCGGTGCGGGTGTACGCTGACGACCAGTTGCTGCGAACTGTCAACCAGATCGGGGAAGTGAAGCGCCTGCAGCCAAAGTTGGCCCGGGCGTGGGAGGTCCAAGTGAACGGAACGGCGGAGATTGAGCGCGTGGTGCTGGCGACATCGGCCCGTGAACTGAACGAGGTGCAGTGATGGCACGCGGCGATGCAGTCAGTTCGGACGGTGCCCAGGCGCGCAAGTTGATGTCAGACTTCGAGCGCATCCGCGAAAAGGTGGAGAAGTTGACTGGCGAGCGTGGCGACGCCGACAAGAGCCTGTCAGCAGTACGCCGGGGCGAATTGCAGGCACTGGCCAGCATCAAGCTGAAGTCCACCCAGGTCACAGCAGCACCGACGCAGGCGCAATTCAACGCCCTGCAGTCAGACGTTGCCACCATCTCAGCCGCCCTGAAGCGCATATCGAACCTTCTGGGTAATGCGACCATCCCGGAGGTTTGAAGTGGCGCAAGCGGTGCTGAAACCTTACAATGGTGCCTTATTTGAACCGGGACGAGCATGTCCGAAGTGATTTATGGCTGCGAAGATCGTCACCTGCCGTGGGCGCAGGAGCGGATTGGCGTCATTTTTCGGGACGATGCAAAGACCATTGGGCTGGAGCGTGATGGCCAGATAGCGGCCGTGGTGGTGTTTGACACCTTCAGCAAGACCGATGCCTGCATGCACATTGCAAGCGACGGAACGCGGGCATGGATGACCAAATCACTGTTGCTGGCGGCCTTTGCATACCCATTCACCCAACTTGGCCTGTTGCGGCTGACTGGTTTGGTGGTGGCAAGCAACGAGCAGGCGCTCGCGTTTGATGAAAACATCGGATTCGTTCGGGAGGGATACCACCCCCAGGCCGGCCCGAATGGTGAAGACCTTATTTCGCTCGGCCTACAGAAAAAGAACTGCCGATTTATTGGGAGAAGCCCATGAGCACAGCATTCCATTTACTCGGCATTCCCGACCTTGACAGCGACGCATTCCAACCCCGCAGCGGGCGGCATGGTGCTGGGCAGATGCGCCTTTATGGTGGCAAGGGCGGAGGCGGTAGCGCACCAGCGCCAGATCCAAACATTGGCAAAGCTGCCATGGAGAACGTGGAGCTTGGCAAGGAGTGGCTTGGCTTTGCCAAAGACCAGTTTGCCCAAGGCAATGTCCGGCAGGCCACGACCGATGAACTGAACACCAAGGTCATCAACCAGCAGCTTGCGACGCAGGACCAGGCCAACACATGGGCGCAGCAGGACCGCGCGCGCACGCTGAACACCTTCCAGCCACTGGAAGACAGCTTTGCCCAGACTGCCAAGGATTACGCGACACCTGCCAAGCAGGAAGACGCAGCAGCGACCGCCAAGGCCGACGTGCTGGCCAGTTCCAATATCGCACGGCAGACCAACCAGCGCCAGATGGCCGCCATGGGCGTATCGCCGGATTCTGGGCGCTTTGCCGGGATTGATCGCACGCAGGATACCAACACGGCGCTGGCCGCAGCCGGTGCCCAGAACAACGCCCGACAGGTGGTGCGCGACAAGGGTTTGGCGCTGACTGCCGATGCCGTGAACATGGGCAAGGGTTTGGCATCGAGCACGGCAGCCGCTTATGGCATCGGGACCAACGCCGGGAATTCAGCCGTAGGCAACAACGCCAGCGGCAATGCCAACTTCTACGCCAACCAGGCGGGCATGAACCAGGGATTCAGCGGAAACATCGGGGCCAACAGCAGCGCCGGCAGCATGCTAAACCAGTTGTATGGCAACCAGTTGAGCGCATGGAATGCCCAGCAGCAGGCCAATGCGACGAGCTCTGCCGGCCTTGGGAATCTGATCGGGACCGTTGGCGTGGGTGCAATGAAGTATGGCCCGGCACTGATGGCATCGGACGAGCGCCTGAAGACCAACATCCAGAAAATTGGATCGCTGGACAGCGGCATTGCGCTCTACCGCTATGAGTTCAAGCCTGAATTTCAGGAAGAGCTTGGCCATGGCATGCAGATTGGCGTGCTGGCGCAAGAGGTCGAAAAGGTCATCCCTGAAGCCGTGAGCGAGTGGCGCGACGGGTACAAGATGGTCGATTACGCAAAGGTGGTGAATCATGGGCTTTAATTTTGGAGCATTCGCCGGTGGCGTATCTGACGGGGTTGATCGTGGCTTGTCGCTGGTGGAGAAGATCGACAAGTTCCAGAACCAGAAACGCATCCGCGACATCATCCAGCAGGGCATTGCTGAAAAGCGGGCCAACGAGCAGGTTGCAGAAGCCGGGCAGGCATCGAAGGTAGAAACCGGCCCAGCCAAGGCGGGCGAGGCCTACCAAGACCCTGAAACCGGGGCGACGGTATCACCGGTGCGCACAGGCACGGCCACTGGCACAGAATTGGCACCCACGGCCAACCCAGACCCAGCCGGAGCAGCGACCGCATCGGGCACCTATGCTGCGCCACCATCGGTATCGACCCAGACGCCGGCAGCGCCAGCAGACTTTGGCGCGAAGCCCGACAGCGTGGTGCAGCCGGCACCGGCACAGGCAGCTACCCCGCAGGGCGTGGCCGCTACGACGGGTGTGCAGGCCGGAAAGTTCTACAACGGGTCCAACGCCTACGACACGCGCGCGCAGGCCGCGAAGAACGCAGGCGGGCTGTCTGGACCTGATCACTTCGCCAAGAACGTGGTCCCGCGCATCCAGGAGGAATACCTGGCGCAAGGAAACCCGGAGATGGCCCAGAAGTGGGGAGAGTACGGCAACTCCCAGCAGGGCAAGGCTGTCATGAAGGACTGGCAGAAGATGGCGATGTCGCCGGACTTCGACGCCCTGATTGGCAATGCCGGCCAGTTCTACACCAAGCACATCAATGATGGCGTGGATTACAAGAGCCACGAAATCATCACGAAGTCTGACGGTTCACAGGTCGGGGTCATCACCCTGAAAGACCAGAAGACCGGCAAAGAGACAAAAATGGAGATGACGCAAGACCAGATCATGCAGATGGGTTACGCGAACAATCCACAGGCGCTTTTCGAGCACGGCATGAAGCAGCGCGATGCCGCGGTGAAAGCTGGCACCGAGTTCAAGCTGAAGAAGATGGAGAAAGACGCCGACTTCAACCGCGACATGGCCAAGCAGACCATGATCGAGGACCGGGCGGACAAGCGCGACCAGCGCAAGAATCAGAATGCGCTGTCCATGCTCACGCTCAAGGACCAACTGGAAACCGCAAACCTTGGGGTCAAGGAAAAGGCGGCGGTCGATGCCAAGATCGAGATTTTGCGGGCGACCGGCCACACCGAAGAAGAAATCAAGGGCATGGTCCCGATTCTCTTGAAGGCCGGAGAGTACAAGAAGATGACAGACCCCGCCGAGCGCCGGGCCATCATCGGCACTGAACTGATGAAGTCAGACCCGACATTCAGCCGGGCGACGCCAGAAGAGCAGCGCAAGCGCATTGACAGCGCAATGTCTGCCATCGCTGATAGCCCCAAGGCTGCAGCACCAGGCAAACCCGCATCACCGGCCGCGCCGGCCGTGGCCATCTCGGACAAGCCGGTCCCCTACAGTAAAGACCTGCCCGTGAAGTGGAACAAGCGCGACGGCAAGCCTTACCACCTCATGCCTGATGGAAGCTACGCGCCAATCAATGTGGAAGTACCCGGGAATGCCGGCGCAGCACCTGCCCCAGCACCGGCAAAACCAGCAGCGCCGACGCCGGCAGCAGTAGCGGCAACGGGTATGCCGGCAGCGCCAGCCCCCGCGCCCGCTCCAGCGCAGCCCAATACGCCGACAGCGCCAAAGCCCATGAGCACACTGGACAAGATCGAGGCTGACAATATGGCGGCCGTTGCCCCGATGGCCGAGCAGTTCAAAAAGGCCGAGCAGGTCTACATTGCTGCAGCAAGATCCGGTGACCAGCAGGCCATGGCCAAATACCTTGAGCAGAAGGAAACGCTGCGAAAAAGCCTGGAGCAGCAGGTGCTCGACCGGTTTGGCAACAACGCGCCGCGCATCTTGAAGCAGCTTTTGGGCCAGTAAGGGTCCGACCACGGGCGGTTTTCCACTTGCCTGCCCGTGGTTTCAATTCACGTCCAACCCAGATAGAATCGCACCAACGATTCAATGAGGTTGCGACGTGGCTCAAAATCCCCTTTTCGGTTCCCCTCCCCAAGCAACCGCCGATGACTTCACATCGGTCAGGCCCACAGTAAGGGCCCCACTCAGAACCCCGACCGCCAATGACGTGGTGCGCCGGGCTACTGAGCTTGGCGTAGATCCTGACCTTGCATTGTCCATTTGGTCACAAGAATCGAGTAGCGGACGCAATCCGTCCACCAGCACCAAGGGCGCGCGAGGCGGCTTTCAGGTGATGCCGGGCACCTACCGGCAGATGATGGGCTCGGAAGACGGGCAAGACGACCAGTTCAACAACATGGAAGCCGGCCTGCGCTACCTGAAGCACGGCCAGACCACGTTGGGCACCAAAGACCCCGAACTGTTGGCGGCCGGCTACCATGCTGGGTATGGGCACCCCGACCTGAAGGCTGGGCGCATCCCGAGCACGAACGATGGCAGTATCACGACTGCAGCCTACGCGCGCAGCGTGGCCGGGCGCGCGGGCAAGCCCCAGGGGCTGACGGCTGATGACTTTGCAGACGCACCGCCGACCGCCAAACCCGGAGCGATGGCGCTTACGCCGGATGACTTCACCGACACGCCGCCCGAGAAGCCAGCCACCAGAACGTGGGGCGAGGTAGCCGGCGACACGGGAGTTCAGCTTGCCGAAGGCGTGAACACAATGCTTGGCGCGATACCAAGCCTGATTGCCCCCGAGGGATCGGTGGCGGGGTTCTTTGATGACAATGCCAAGGCGTGGCGTGAAAAGCAGTCTGCATCCCTGCAGCAGCGCATGGATACCGCCAACAAGGCAATTGATGTGGCTGGCAATGACGGAGTTGTCGCCCAGATCGTAGAGGCGTCAAAGCAGTATTTCAGCGACCCCGGACTGGCCGCTCGGTTTGTCACGACGAACCTGCCCAGCATGATCCCGGGCATTGGCGCAGCCAAAGTAGCCCAGGCTGCAGCACTGGCCCGTGGTGCGACAGTGGCCAAGGCAGCAGGCACCGCAACGACGGCGGCAGCAGGTGTCAATGCCGTGATGAACGCTGGCGGCGCGCGTGGCGAAGCCTTCCAAGACATCAAGCGCACCCTGATGGCTCAGGGTAAGTCTGAACCTGAAGCCGAGGCGATGGCACTGGCAGACTCGCGCGTGGTGGCCGCCGTGGGCGGTGTGGCTGGCGCTGTGAGCGGCAAAACCGGCATTGAAAAGGTATTGGTGCAGGGTGCGACCAAAGCAGCGCCTCGCAATGCCGCCGTGGCCGGGCTCAAGGCATTTGGCATCGAGGCCGCTGGAGAACAAGGCGAAGAGGTTGCCCCCAAGATCGCAACCAACCTGCAGGCCGGGAAATATGACAACCGGCCGGCACTGAAAGATGTCGGACAGACCATTGTTGAGACGGGCATCGGATCTGGCCCGGGAGCAATCGTATCTGGCGGCAAGGAAGTGCTGGACCAGCGCCGCGCCAACGCATTGGCAACCGGCCAGCCAGCGCCCGCACCTGTGCCCAACATTCAGGCGGCACCAGAGCAGCAAGCAGCGCCCGCAGCCCCCGCTCCAGCTTCTGGCCCACTGGAGCGCGCCACCGCGACGGCGGCAGGCGTCACCCAGGCCATGCCCGTGCAGATCGTTGGCGACGATGGCGTCACGTACAACGCGGTGACCGGTCCCGATGGCAGCATCAGCATCACCCCGGTGGAGCAGAAAGACCCGGGCACACCCCTGACCAATGCACTAGCCAGCGCAGCCGACAAGCATGCCGACAACCCAATCGCAACCCCGGAGCAGCCCGCTACCCCGGAGCAAGCACCGGTAGCAGCACCAGCCGCCGAAGCGCCAAAGCCGCCAAACCTGAAGGAAATGGACGAGCCCGCCCTGCGCGAGCGCCTGAAGTACATAGCTGACCAGGCGAAGAGCAATGGCGGATGGAGCCAGATGTTGGTCAAGGAGCGCCGCAAGGTAGAGCGCGAGATCAATGCCCGGGTGAAGAGTGCGGAAGTTGCTGCGACACCAGAGGCCAACCAGAATTCCGGCTTCATTGATGGCCAAGACGGCTACCGCATCCGCGTGGATCAGCACAAGAAAGGGTCCAACCTACTCGACCCGACTGCAGACATCGGCGCTTTCACGTATGAGGTCAGAAAAGGCTCGGACGATACAAACCCGCTGACTATGGTTGTCACAAAAGATGGCAAGCTGGTGCCTGCGTCCTCTGTTCTGATCAACAACCAGTCCAATGGCACGGCATGGGTACCGCCGAACAAAACTGTTGCCGATACCGTGCGCGCCATGCTTGAGCAACGTGCCAAGACGAAAATCGGATCAGCCGAGCGTAAGGCGATTGATGCAAAGATTGCAGATGCAGTAAAAGGAAGTGCATCGCAGCCAGCCACTGCCGCGCAACCAGAGTTACCCACTCAACCAACCGGAGAAATCAATGGCACTCAAGCCGATCAAGCCCAGCAAGCAGAAGCGAAACAGCCAGAAGCGCAAGCCCCAGCAGTAAAGTCCGCGCAGGATGTCGCAGAGCCGGTGGCCAAGGTGACAGCAAAGCCGGTTAATCAGCTCACAGACGACGAATGGGCTGTCTTAATCGGTGCAGTTGAAGGGCCAGCACGCGCCGACGGTCCTAACGATGAAATCAGCATAGACGACCAAAAACTTTTGAAGAAGATGGTGGTCAAAGCCATTAAAGATGGCGTGTCCGCAGGAAAATCTCGCGAGCAGATCGTCGCCCGGATCGAGGGTTTGACAAAGGGTGGAATTGGCAACGCCGCCATGTCCCGCATCAATGACTTGCTGGAAGCCCAGCATTCAGCCAAAGCCGCGCCAGATCAAACGCCAGCGCCAACGGGAAGCGATGCAGCCGACAAGCCACTGCCGCCCACCGACATCAAGATGGGCGACAAGGTACTGATTGATGGCAAGCCTCACACAGTAACCCAAGGAGTTGAAGGCGGGATCGCAGCCGAGAGTGATGCCGAAGACATCGGCAATGGAGTCAAGAATTCGCAGGTCCGCATTCTCAAGGGTGATGATGCTATTCGAGCCAAGATTGCAGCCGATGAATCTGGACTGAATGCCAAGCCTTCAAAGACAGGAAAAAAAGTAGGCCCCGCCAGCCTTGGAAGCGCCAAGGCCGACCTCGATCACCTGTTTGGCGTGGACACCAAGCGCGCAAAGGCCATAGAGCGCATCGCAGCCGGCAAAGCCTGGTTCAACGATGGCGTGAAAGCTAAGGACTTCATTACCAAGAACGGATTGAAGGACACGCACCGAGCTGTACAGGGCAATGGTGGGCGATGGGACATCGTGGCAAAGCCAGAATCTCAGGAAATCGTGACTAAACATCGCGTTATAGATGCTGACGGCAAGCCAGCAACACTAAAAATTATCCGCAACAAGTCTGATCCTGCAAAGGTTGTGGCAGTGAGCATCCATACGGATGGAGAAAAATTACCTGCATCATTCGGTGCCGAGGGTGTTGTGACTGACGAGCAGGTAATCAAGAGATTCACCGATACGGAGATTATCAATGGCAACAACAACGATACCAGCGGGAAGCCCGCAAGCGCAGAAGAAGTGGTCCAAAAAGCCGATGCCCAGCCCGAGCAGGCCGCCACTGTTCAACCCGATGCAGGCAAAGAAGAAGTAGCGCCAACAGCAAGCCCGGAGCAAAAAGACGCCCTGACCGACAAAGAGCGAGCAGCCAAAGCCAAGATGCTGGCCGCAGTGGGCAAGCTGGCCGCGCTAGCATCCAAGAACACCCGCGCCAACTGGACGCCCGAGGAAGAGCAGCAGCTACTTCCCATCATGATTGAACTGTTTGATGGCGCGATGGAGCTTGGACAGGTCAAGTTCAAGCAGGCCGTCAACTACGTGCGCGACTTCATCGGCCAGAACATCGACCGGGAAACGGCGGATTCGATCCCGTTTGACACGCTTCAGGGCGCGTACATTGCCACTGCCGGCCGCCACAAGGACAAGCCCGTGACCCCAAAGAAAGAGGTTGCAGGCTTTGAAACGATGGAAGAGCTTCAGGCCAGCAACGACCAGTCAGAAGAGCCAAAGGCTCAGGAGAAAGCTAATGACACCACAGGAAATGACGCAGATTACGTTGAACCACTGGACAACGAACTACCGAAAGGAAATCCAGAGCTTGCCCAGGACGTGGCTTCTGAGGCAGGCGAGAGCGTGCGCGACCCTGACACGAATGGAGATGGACGCGCAAATCGCAGTGGGAGTAAGCGAAGAACAGGCGTGGGACGAGGCGAAAAGCCTGTTTTGCATGGCCCCACCGCCGAAGTACGACCGCTCGACAACGGACCGCTGAACCGCAAGGACGATTCTCCCAACCAGTTGCCCCTGGGTGGCATCGGCAACTTCCAGATCACCGATGAAGACAAGATCGGCGAAGGCACCAAGGGCGAGAAGCTGCGCAACAACATGGCGGCCATCCGGACGCTGCGCCAGATCCAGAAAGAGGACCGCGCCGCGACACCAGCCGAGCAAGCGACCATGGCCAAGTTTGTTGGATGGGGCGGGCTGCGCGAACTGATCGACCCCAACACCACCGGCAAGCAGTGGATTGAAGCCCGGGCTGAATTGCTGGGCACCAACGGCAAGGCCCCACTTCTGGTGAACGGCGACAAGGGCGAAGACTGGATTGCCCTGCAGCGATCCACGACGGCCGCCCACTACACCGCGCCCGAGATCGTGAAAGCCATGTGGGGAGCAGTCTCCCATTTTGGATTTACCGGTGGCCGCGCGCTGGAGCCGACATCGGGCATCGGCAACTTCATCGGCCTGCAGCCGCCGAACCTGGCCGCGTCTACCGAGTGGCATGGCGCTGAACTGGACACCATCACCGGGCAATTGGCGAAGCTGATCTACCCCGAGGCGGCAATCCATGCCGGGACCGGGTTTGAGTCCGTACCGTTTGCCAAAGGTGCATTTGACCTTGCCATTGGCAACCCGCCATTTGGAAGCCTGACCATCAAGAGCGATGTGCCCGCCTATGCGCATATCCCGCAGATGAAGATCCACAACTACATCATTGCCAAGACCGGAGAGCACCTGCGCCCCGGTGGTGTGATGGCCATGGTGGTGACGCACCGCTTTCTGGACACCGCCAACCCCGAGGCGCGCGACCACCTGGCGAAGAGCTTCAAGTTCTTGGGCGCATTCCGCCTGCCGAACGACGCATTCAAGGCCAATGCCGGCACCGATGTGGTGACCGACGTTCTCTTCCTGCAGAAGCTGCGCGAGGGCGAGAAGGCGACCGATACCGCATGGCTGGACACCGATGGCAAGATCACGGTGGACGGCGTGGAAATGCGGGTCAACCGCTACTACCAAGCCAACCCCGAGAACATTCTGGGCCGCTCTGCGATGGACGGCACCATGTACGCCGGCCGAGGCGAAGGTGAGTACACGGTACACGGCGATGGCCGCGACCTGACGAAAGCCATATCTGACCTTGTGGCCAACAAGTGGGCCGACCTGAAGGACGTGGCCAAGCCGACCAACGCTGACCAGGATGTTGCGGCCGTGATGATCAAGCAGAGCGACATGCCCATTGGTGGCGTGATGCTCGACGAGGCTGGCAAGATCCTGAAGCGCGACATGGATGACGAGGCGGGCAATGCCGTCATCAAGGAAGTGACGCCCGAGACGCTTTGGAAGGATGGGGCCGAGCAATGGCAGGACGTGGAGCGCGCGGCCAAGGCGCTGCGTGATGGCAAGGACTTCAAAGCCGCAGCCACAGAGTTTGTGGAAGCGACAGCCATTGCCTACACGGCCAAGGGCGAGAAGCGCCCCAAGCCGACCAAGGCCGAGCAGGCTGTTTACGACATCCGCGATAGCCTGGACGCGCCCGCTTACCAGTGGTCCCACAACGAGCAACTGAAAGAAATCACCGCATCATTGCAGCGCAAGAAGTTGGGCGAAGATGGATACCAGAGCCTGAAGGGCTTGCTGGGACTGCGCAACACGGCTTTGAGGCTGATCGCAGCCGAAATGCAGAGCGCACCCAGCATGGAGTCCCTGCGCACGCAATTGAACGCCGAGTACGACGCCTACGTGGCCAAGCACGGGTACGTGAGCGATCCGGCAAATGCAAACCTGCTGGACGGTGATGTTGGTGTGGAATCGGGTCTGGAAACCGGATTCAAGCCCAAGAATGGGAAGGCCAAAGCCAGCGCCGGCAAGTCGGACATTTTCAGGCAGCGCGTGAACTTCCCCTACAAAGAGATCACCAGCGCCAAGAACGCGCATGACGGCCTGCAAATCAGCATGTCCGAGCGCGGGAAACTGGACATTGAGTACATCGCCAAGCTGACCAAAAAGAGCAAGGTCGAAGTCATCAATGAACTGTCTTCCGGCGAAAGCCCCTCGATTTTCTTTGACCCGGACACCAACGAGTACACGGACGCGGACAACTACCTGTCTGGCAACGTCAAGCGCAAACTGGAAATTGCCCGGACCAATGGCCTGAAGGAAAACATCAAGGCGCTGGAGGCTGTGCAGCCCGAGCCGAAGACCCGCGACAACGTGAAGCCCAGCATTCGGGGCTCATGGATGCCTGAATCGGTGTTCGAGCAGTTCCTGACGGACATCGGTGTGCAAAAGCCGCGCGTGAACATCATCGCCTCGCAGGGCATGATCTTGGCGAACGGTGGCGCATTGCGTGAGACTGAATTCGGCGCACAGTTCAAGTCGGGCATCAAGACTGTGACCGACATCTTCAACTCAGCCGCCAGCGGCAAGAGCATCACAATCTGGGTTGAGTCTTCTGATGGGAAACGAGTCAAGAACGAGGCGGCCACCAAAGAGGTGAACCTGCTGGCCGAGCGCATGACCAAGGTGTTTGAAGAGTGGGCCTACGCCAACGATGACCGCATGAATGCGATTGTGGATGCCTTCAACGAGAAGATGAACACCCACATCCCGCGCAAGTACGACGGCAACAAGTACCTGAAGACCGTGGGGGCCAGCCCGTCAATCGTGCTGCGCACCACCCAAAAGAATGCCGCTTGGCGCATGATTCAGGATGACGGCGTGTTGCTGGACCACGTTGTTGGGGCGGGCAAGACGTTCACCATCGTGACGGCAGTGAAGGAGCGCAAGCGCCTGGGCCTGTCCCGCAAGCCCATGATCGTAGTCCCCAACCATTTGGTGACGCAGTGGGCGAAAGAGTTCTACGTGATGTACCCGGGTGCCAAGATCCTTGCAGCCACCCCGGATGACTTTTCGCTGAAGAACCGCCGCCGCATGTTTTCCCGCATTGCGACGGGCGACTATGACGCTGTGATCATCGGCCATAGCTCGCTGGGCTTCATCCCGGCACCGATGGAAGACCAGCAACGCATCGTCAATGAGAACATCACCGAACTGCAGGATGTGCTCAACGAGATGAAGGCCAAAAAGGAAAGCGGCCGCACTGTCACGCAGATTCAGGAAAAACTGCAGAAGTACCAGTTCAAGCTGAAAGAGTTGATGGACGCCAAGAAGGACGAGATCGGCATCGACCTGGAATCCATGGGCATCGACTATCTGGCCGTGGACGAGATGCACGAATTCAAGAACCTGGAGTATTCCTCTGCCGGCGAGCATGTCGTCGGCATGAATGACCCCAACGGCAGCAAAAAGGCATTCGACCTGTATATCAAGATCCGGGGCATTCAGTCCCGAGGTGGTGCCGTGGCCGGCGCGACGGGTACGCCAGTGTCAAACTCCCTTGTGGAGCTTTACACGATGATGAAGTACCTGGCATTCAAAGACCTGACCGAGCGCAACCAGGCCAACTTTGATGCGTGGTCCGGTGCCTATGCCCGCACCGAGAACAAGCTGGAATACACGGCGACCCAGAAACTCAAGCCCCGCCGCGTGCTGGCCGGCCTGAACAACTTGAGCGCCCTGAAGCAGATTTACGAGTCATTCGCGGATGTCATCAGCATGGATGACCTCAAGCGCATGTACTCCGACGACGTGAAGGCCAAGAACAAGATGCTTGGCACCAACGAGCGGACAGAATTCCCGGTGCCCAAGGTCGAAGGCGGGAAGCGCCAACTGGACGCTGGACCCATTACCTCCGCCCAGAGCCAGTACATGGACTACCTTGTCGCTCGAATGAACGCCATCGAGCAGAACAAGAGCAACAAGGAATACGCCAAGATCGATAACCCGCTGCACGTGCTGACCGACGCCCGCAAGATGTCGCTGGACATCCGCATTGTGGACCCCACCGCGCCGCGCGACGAAAACGGCAAGGTGGCGCGCGCAGCCGAGCGCATCAAGACGATCTACGACAAGTGGGATGCCGACAAGGGCGCGCAGATGGTTTTCTGCGACCTGTCCACCCCAGCCAAGACTGCGCTGAAGAATGCCAAGGCTTTTGTCCGCAACAGCCTGGACAAGATTGTCGGCCCCACTGAGGCGAAGCGCATCAGGGCCCGCGTAGAGGCTCAAGGCACATTCGTGCAGCAATGGCGCTACATCGAGTCGCTTGCAGAAGACATTATGGAGAACCCGCAAACCAATCCAGAGGTGGCGGACAAGATCGCAGCCTACCTGGGCGGGCTGGAGGACGTGGAAGCGACCATGACCACAGCCGACGTGGGCTTTTCAGTCTATGACGACCTGCGCCAGTTGCTGACAGAAAAGGGCATCCCCGAGCGCGAGATCGCATTCATTCACGACTACAACACGCCAGAGCAGAAGGCGAAACTGTTCCAAGCCGTGAACGATGGCGAGATCCGGGTGTTGCTGGGATCATCGGCCAAGATGGGCGCGGGCACCAACGCCCAGAAGCGCCTTGTCGGCCTGCACCACATGGACGCGCCATGGAGGCCTTCTGACGTGGAGCAGCGCGAGGGCCGGATCATCCGGCAGGGCAACATGCTGTACCAGCGTGACCCCGATGGATTCACGGTGAGCATCACCGCCTACTCGACCAACGGAACATCCGACGCCGTGATGTGGCAGGTGCTGGAGCGCAAATCCAAGGCCATCGAGGAATTCCGCAAGACGGACATGGATTCCACCGACGAAAACGAGGGAGACGCCAACCAGTACGCCGAGTTCATGGCCCAATCCACCGGCAACCCGGTTTTCAAGCTGAAGCTGGAGGCCGAGCGCGAGGTTGACCTGCTGGACGCCGAAACCCGTGGCGTGGTGCTGGCCAAGAGTCAGGCCAAGAACTTCATGGAGAACTACGCCCGCGACATGGCGGCCGCTGAATCTCTGATCAAGTTTGCCAAGGATGCCAACGCCGACAGCGTGACGGTGGGCAAAGAGTCGGGCACCGCCCAAGACTTCAAGGCCGCCATGGCTGCAGCCGACGCCAAGTACACCGAGGAATACGCCAAGTACCTGGAGAAGAAGGAAGATGCCGGCAAGGCGCTGGACGCATGGAGCGCCATGCTGGAGATGGAGCGCGGCGAAAAGCCGAAGATGCCGACATCACCAGCCAAGCCCGGGCCCATGAGCAAGCAGGTGCTGGACGCATCCGGCTATGCCCGAGCCATCAAGGCTGCG